GTCGCGCACGTTTTTTCCCGAAATTGGCGGATTCATGAAGGGAAGAAAACCGAAATCGACACAGCAGTTGCGATTATCCGGTAGTTGGCGTGCGAAAACGCGGCCGGATGAACCGCAACCTCCGCCTCATTTTCCAGAGCCGCCGGCCGGACTGAGCGTCTCCGCGAAAAAAGTTTGGGACACCATCAGGGACCGCACCGCCGAGCTTTGCTATATCACGATCGTGGATGCCGACTTGCTCGCCGCATACTGCAATGCCGTCGTTCAGCTCAATAGGGCGATCAAGCAAGATGACGATCCTGCCATGCGGAATTGGACGGACCGCGTGCTCAAGCTTGGCTCGGAATTCGGCTTTTCTCCATCGTCGCGAACAAGATGCAAGGCCGTAAAGAAGGATACCGAAAAGGTTGACCGAGTGGGCTTCACCAGGACAGGTTGAACGTTGCTGCCGGGAGGAAATACCCGGCTTCGACGCATGGTCTACCGCCGGGCCGGGCGACGAATTCAAGGGTACACTCGCAGTTCACGTCGTTCGTTGGGTCGCCGATTACATCCAACATGTCGACGGCCACATGGCCGGCAAGCCGTACTTCATGGAGCCGCACGAGATCGCGGTCGCCGGGAACGTATTTGGCTGGATTCGCGAGGACGGCACCCGCCGATTCCGCGAGGTGTATGAGCAGGTCGCACGCAAGAACAGCAAGACGACATTCGGCGCAGCCTTGTGCAACTACACTTTACACTGTGATAACGAGCCTGGCGCTCAGGTCATAAGCTGCGCGGCCGACCGCGATCAGGCGTCTCTGGCTTTCGGGATCGCCAAGCGGATGACCCGGAACGAGCCCGAGCTTGCCACGAGATCGCAGATTTACCAGAAGTCCATAGTTGTCGGTGGCTCTTCATACAAGGCGATCAGTGCCGATGCCCACACCAAGCACGGCTACAACCCGCACTGGGTGCTCGATGACGAGCTACACGCGCAGCCGAACCGCGACTTGATAGACGTTCTCAAGACCGGAATGGGTGCGCGTCTTCAACCGATGATGTTCCACATCACGACGGCCGGCTATAACCGCGAGTCAATCTGCTATGAGGTCTACGATTATGCTGTAAAGGTGCGAGACGGTATTATCGCGGACCGCGCCTTCCTGCCTGTGATATTCGAGGTCGAGGCCGATCAGGACTGGATGGACGAGACGCTATGGCCGAACGCCAACCCCAACCTCGGCAAGTCGGTCTCGTGGGAGTTCCTGCGGGCCGAGTTTGCCAAGGCTCGTGAGTCTCCCGCTTTTGAGAATACCTTTCGGCGCCTCTATCTCGACCAGTGGACCGAACAGGAATCCCGCTGGATCAGTATGGACAAGTGGGATCGGTGCGACGGGAAGCTCCGCGAACTGAACGGCCGGACGTGCTATGCCGGGTTGGACCTAGCTGCGACCACCGACACCTCCGCCCTTGTGCTTGCCTTCCCGAACCCGGATGGGTCGGTGGACCTGCTGCCGTTCTTCTGGATACCCGATGACAAGGCCCACGAGCGCGAACGCCGCGACCGCGTGCCGTACATTACCTGGGCGAATGGCGGGCTCATCGAGATGACGCCGGGCAACGTGACCGACTACGGGTACATTCGGCGGCGGATCAATGAACTCGGCAAGCGGTTCAAGATCAAGGAAGTAGCCTTTGACCCCTGGAACGCGACACAGTTGGCAACCCAGCTCGGCGAGGAAGACGGATTCAAAATGATCGACTTCCGACAGGGCTATGTCACCATGTCGGAGCCGTCCAAGCTCCTTGAACGGATGATCCTGGCGGGCGATGTCCGGCACGGCGGGAACAAGGTTTTGCGTTGGCAGGTCTCGAATGTTGTTGTAAAGCAAGACCCGGCGGGTAATATAAAGCCTGACAAGAGCAAGTCCAGCGACCGGATTGACGGCGTGGTCGCCTCGATCATGGCACTGGGGCGGGCGATGCTTGAGACGAAACGCACGAGCGTTTACGCCTCACGAGGGTTGGTTACGGTATGACGCGAGCTATCACCGAGGTATTGTGCATCGGCTCGATCGTGGCGGGTTTCTATCTGGCATGGCCACCGCTCGCCTATATTGTCGGCGGCGTTGTTGGCCTTCTCTGGCTGGCAATAAGCGGGAGCACCGGCGATGGCAAGGCTGTTCATTGACCGCATTTGGGAGATGGTAACGCGGGAACGCCAGTCGCAGCCGAGCCGGTCGTTCTGGCGATCCCATTCGGCCTATACCTCCACCGCCCGCGAGGTCATCGACGAGAATACCACGGTCAGCTACTCAGCGGTATGGCGTGGCTTCGAGCTTCTCGGCGGCGTGATGGCACGCATGCCGAAGGCTTTGGTGCGAGAGCAGGACGAATCCAACAAGTCGCTTGTCGCTACTCATCCGGTCGCCAAGCTGCTGCGTCGCCGGGTGAGCCCCGAGCAGACGAGCTATAAGTGGTTCGAGCAGACGACCGGGCTGACCATGCTGTGGGGGCAGTCGTTCAGCGAGATCAGCCGGACTAACAGCCGCCTCGAATTGTACCCGCTGCACCCGTCCCGCATGCGAATGGACCGCGGGGCCGACGGCCGGATCGTCTATGAGTACACAGCCGAGCAGGGCCGAAAAGTGACCTACAGCCCCGATCAGATCGTTCATATCACGATGCCGGGCTTCGACGGGTACACAGGGCTCGGGCTCATGGCGTTGGCCAAGCACTCGATCGGGCTCGCCTTGGCGCTGCAGAAGTACGGCGGCGCCCTGTTTGGAAACAATGCAATCCCCGGTCTGGTGCTGGAGCACCCCGGTCCGCTTGGCGAAGAGGGCATGCAAAACCTACGTGAGAGCGTCGAGGCACGCCACCGCGGGGCCGACAAGGCGCACACCCCACTGATTCTTGAGGAGGGCATGAAGGCAAGCAACCTCGCGCCGCCCAACGATGCGGCTCAGTTCAATGAGTCACGCGGAATGCAAGTGCTGGAACTGGCTCGCTTTATGGGTGTCTCACCTCACCTGCTGTTCTGGCTGGACCGCTCGACGTTCAGCAACATCGAGCACCAGGGCATTGAGTTCGTCAAATACACGGTCGCCAACTGGATCGGGCGGTTCACGTCCGAGATGGAAGCCAAGCTGCTGCCTGACGAGGACCGCCTACAGATCGAATTCGATACGTCGGAAATCGAGAAGGGCGACAGCGAGACGTTCAGCAAGGTGCAAGAGCGTCGGCTACAGAACGGGATTATCTCGTTCAACGAGGCACGCCGGAGCCTTGGGCTCAATACGCTCGGGCCGGACGGCGACATTCGGATCGTTAATTCGACGATGATGCTCTCGGACCGTCTGCTTGACGAGCCGCAGGAGCCGCCCGATACGGCGCCACAAGGCTCTCAGCCGGACGCTGGAGACCAACCCGATGACCAGCCACCGGAGGACGATACGTCGACCGAGCGGGCCCGTAGGGCCTGTGCGCTGGTGCTGCGTGAGGCTATGGAGTCGCTGATCGGGCAGGAGTGCGACCGCCTCGAGCGCGTGTTGAAGAAGGGCGCCGCGGCCGGGGATACAGCGAAGCGGGTGCAGGACTTCTACGAGCAGTTTGAGTCTCGGATCGCGGTGGCGTTTACTCCGGCATTCGGGGTATGGGATGAGATGACTGGGGCCGATTCGGACGTGGGCAACCTGGCCGACGACTACGCCGGGACGCAGTGCGAGTCGGTCTTGCGGGCGATTGATGCTGAGCAAGACCCGCAGGGCGTGATTGACGAATGGCGAAACAGCCGGGCCGATCAGGTGACGGCGATGTATTTTGGAGGCTCTGATGATCATCAGTAAGCAAGTGCAGCGACTCATTGACGCAATGCGCATGAGGTTTGAGCAGCTTGCGCCGCAGGTAATCGATTGGAAGGCGTTCTATTCGATGCCCGCGGAAGATGACGGATATATCGATGCCGCTAGACTTCTGCAGCGAGATGACCGTATTGCATGGCCATGGAATCCCTGTCTCCTATTCGCTCTTGATCCGACTATTCGTACCAACGATTGGAAACGGCAAACTGTTGTCGGTATCATTCCACATGAGAGGGTGCAGTTTCGCGGCAGGTACTGCCATTTGGTCGAGATGATTTACGGCAGCTATTCTGCAGATGCGCAAATCTCTGTAACTGGACCAAAAGCGCTAGCGATAGCGAAGCTTTCTGACTGGTCAAGCGGAATCTTTCATGATCGTGACGCGATCGGAGAAATGGATGCATCATTTAGGGAATTTCTCGCGCATTGCCAGACCGATAAAGCGAGTTGGCTACAGCGCACGCTAGGGGCATCGATGGGAGACGATCCATGGTGCTCTGTAAATGTGTCTTACGATTGGAAAGCCGGAAGACTTGTCGACTGGGTATTCCCCGCTGTTTTGATGTTTTACCTCGCATCTCTTGCATCACCGACAGGGTATCAGATAGAAGTCAATAACAAACACCCCGTCGGAACGAAGGCAAGGAAGCGGAATCCAAACGCTAACCGTTTGTACACGACAATCAATTGGAATCGCATGTACACACTGCGACAACGACCCGACGAAAGCATACCGCTATCCGAATACGTAGACCGCGACCGTCGAGCGCATTGGCGATGTATGTGGAAAGAATCGGGAGTGCCTTTGGAACGATTGCCGAGATCGGCAAAGGAACGTACAGCGCTGGCAGACCACCTCGGAGTGCGACGCGTATTCGTGCATAAACATACATGCAAGTTTCGCCACGCTGAAGACGAACAATACCGTTACGAGATACTAGATGGAGGCTCTGACGATGGAGCGTAGGCAATATGATGCGAGCGAAATTCGCGTTGACGGCGGCGAGCAGCCCGTATTAGTGGGCCATGCGGCGGTGTTCGATACCCTGTCGCTCGAAATGTGGGGCTTTCGCGAGAAAGTCGCGCCGGGCGCCTTTACCGACACGCTCGGCAAGGATGACATCCGGGCTTTGTGGAACCACGATACCGGGCTTGTCCTGGGGCGAGTTGCTGCGGGAACG